CCCACCTGAGCTTGATGTCGACGGCTTCAGGACGTCCATAACGTTCTAAGTGATTCTTATCAAAGAAGGGATCTTCCCCTCTTTTTAAGAAAAACTTCAGCAACGCTCCTTCACCAGAAATCAAAGATTTCTTAGATCGAGAACGGACAACATAGCCCTTGACTAAAGGTCTATGAAGGGTAGGACACAGTTTCGTGGCTTCATAACCAAGAAATGAGTGCCTTCCCAATACTGGAGATGTTTCAAGAACAACAGGAAGAGGGGCTAGTCTCCTCCAATGTTGATCTAGGAACGCCGCAGTCTTCCAAAGACCAGCTTTATAAAGCTGATTTCTAAAAGAGATTGCAGAGATCATCTCAGAAACGTCACCACGCTGCTTCGGAAAATCACGACGTAAGTATGTCACAGTGACATCACTTCCATCGTAATAATCCTTGCCGCAAGACTCTCTGAACCGTCCGGTCCAGAAAGACTTACGCGCATTAACTTTCAGACCAAAGTCTTCGAGTTGATGCACAACGTGACGCACGATTTCTACGGGGCATATAATATCATCCCCATAGACGCGCACCTTTCCCAAGAAACCGATAAGGTCTCTTTGGGTTAGGGATCTGTTAAGCGAATCTTGATATCCCATACAGACAAGGGTCAAAAAGACCATTGCCTCAACTGGGAAACAAGTCGCTGAACCCATAGACGCGAACTTGGTCAAAGGAATAATCCCATGACCAGGAACGTCTGCAGTTAGAGAACGACAAGACTGTACCGCACCAGAAAGGTGCGGGAACTGTTTCATCATCCTCAAAACAAGCAGATTAGAAACGCGGTCACTAGCTTCAGAAAGATCGATAGTCGCAAGACTACCATCTAATGAACCTATCCGGGCCAGCCTCTGATTAGGAAGCTGATCGGTAAAGCCGATACTGCCTTGAAGAGTGTCACTCTTCTCGAGAGTATCAACGATCATTTCAAGTAAAGCCTGTTGTGTATATTGTACACAAGTCGGCTCGATTGCAATGATACGTGGCGTTTTTAACGTTTTAGGAACTGAAACCACCCTAACGGGTTGTTCAGCTCCGGGTTCGCGGAAGTCAACACTCTCTAACCTTTCATAGAACCCGTAATTGGGTAATATGTAGTCAGCAGAAGGGAAATAGTTCTCTTCTAAACGAGTGTGCCAGGTTCGACAGTCAAACTTCTCGTTACCGAGGAGTCTGTCTGCGGTTTTTCCTGGCCCGTGCTTGGGACGAAGATCGCCATTGTGAACCATATGGTCCATAATGCCAAAATCAGCAGCCCAAAGAAGGCTACACACGCTATCAAACCGAGAAAAATCTCGTTCTGAATTGTGAGTAGTCCATGCACTGACTTCCGACTCACACTCGATGTATTTGTCATACGCAGTCCTTTCTCGCTCATCTGAGCAGTCGTGGAGTACCTTCTTGTAAAGCAGGCAAGCCTGCCTAACGAAGAAGATACACGTATGACAGGGAACATCAAGTAACAGACCACTTGTACGGTCGAACACGCGCTCAAGCAAACCTTTGAATAAACAAGGGAGAGCTGCATGTTTCTTAAAAGAAAGAAACATGTCGTGAGTTACCATTCCTATGTCCAGAGCTCTTTCGAAATCTGCACAATAGGTAGGTAGGGTAATCGTAAGAAACGAT